TATGGATTTGTGCTGAAATTTGGTTGATTGCTGTGATTAACGTTTGGTTCCAGTCTTTTTGTGTGTAAGCTGTTGCAGCTGTACCAAGTCTTTTCCATCCGTTGTAATCCCAACGTAAGTTCCAAGCCGCGCCTTTTCTCAAATCTCTTAAGATTTCTCTATCGATTTCTGCAGCAACTTGCTCAGATAATAATGCTGTTAATTCAGCTTCAGCGTCGATGTTGTGGAATGCCGCAACGTCTTGTGCCATTTCTGGAGACCACTGTGCTCTTAACTTTCTTTCAGTTACAGAAACTGTTACTGACATAAGGTCAAAAGAAACTTCACCAATTCTATCTTCGAATTCTAAGTTCTTATAGATTCTATAAGTACCTGTGAACGCATTGTTAGTAGCAGTTGATGAAGAGAATGTAGAACCTGTGTAGCCGTCCATTGAACCACCACAAGTAATACAAACTGGTACTTGTAAGTCAATCTCTAAATAGATATATCCTTGAGCATCACATAAGTTGTCATATTGACCACCATCAGTTTTACTTTGAGGGAATACTAACGTAGAGTTGTTGTTACCATATTGTACAATACCTTTACCATATCTTTGAGTTACAACTCTGAATAAGTAAGGGTTAGTTACATTAGCCGCGGTTGTTGTGTTTGTTCCAACACCATAGATAGTCAAATCAGATAAGAAAGCTTCGTTATCCATTGGTTGACCATCAGGACCGATTAATTTACCAGCTCCATCAGATGCGAAACCTGATAAAACTACTAATACTTTTCTGTAATCAGAAAGAGTGTAAGCTGAAGCAACTAATTGGTCAGCTAACCAAGACACAGTCGCAACTGGTGCTGTGATTGCTGAATATTGTCCTTTAGAATAGTCAAATAAACCTGGTGGGTCCAATGCTGGTTCGTTACCTTCATAGAATCTGTCATACAAATCCTTTGTGTTGTTGTAATCATATCCAGAGTTTGGAGTTTGACCAGCATCTTGGTTTGGTGAACCATAAGGTGCGTAGTGAATACCAGTATTCGCTAAGTCCGAAGGGTCAGTGTACGCCTGAATGTTAGGTACGAAGTAGAATAATTTACCGATTGGTAAGTTCATTGCTTGTACTGAAACGATATCGTTTGCTAATAATTTAGAGAAAACTCTTCTAACGATAGGGAAAACCACTGTTTCAAATGCACCTGTATCAGATGTAGATGATGCTTCGTTAATTAAGTGAGAAGCTTGGTTTTCATAAAGTTGAGCTACGTTTTCTCTCATGTGACCTTTAAGACCCTCAAGGAATCCTAATTTGTCCCATTTGTTGATTGTGTCTTCTTTGATAACTTTAAGGTGCTTAAGACCGATGTTACCAACAAGACCTGATTCTAATAATGCTCCCATTTTTAGTATTTTGTTTTGTTTTATTTGTTTATTTAATTTTAATTACCCAAGTTTACTCATCAAATCTTTCATTCTTAAGAATTGAGGATTCTCATAAGTTTTTGATTCAATTAGGGTAGTTGATGAACCTGTAGAAACACTCTTGTTTAATTTAGCTTCTACTGATTCGTTAATTGGTGTACTTTCAGTTTTAGACAATTCATCTTTAATTGACCTGTAAAGACTTTTAGATTCTTTCAAAGTATCTACATTATCGAATCTTCTAAGAATATTAATTTTCTCCTTTTTAGTGGTCGAATGTTCAGTGAACAATCTTGTAGCATATGCCAAGTTTGAGTTGAAGATAGCAACTTCATTAAGTTTTTCTCTGAAAATATTTAATGCTTTTCTGTACTCTTCATTCTTTTCTCTCAACACATTAACTTCTGATTCTGTGGATTCAACTTTTACTCCGTTTTTACCATAAACATAATTTCTGTTGTTAGTAATACTTTTTCTAAGTCCTCGTCCTTCTTTTGAACCCATTCCATAAGTTCTAGCTGCTTCTTTAGTTTCTGTTTTTTCGTAGTCTTTACCTGCATGTGTTTTAGATTTGTCACCTTTATTACCTCCGAATTTACCTTCGTAATCTTTGTAGTGACCATCTTCTGTACCCGCTTTCTTTTCTACTCCATCAACTTTTGTACGTTTGAATTCATCTTTCTTTAATCCAAAACCTTCTTTTGTTTCAGCCTTTACAACTTTGGATTTTTGTTCCATATTTTCACCTTTCTTGTATTCGAATTTTGGTTTACCAGTACCAACTGATTTTGGACCTTCTTTCTTCTTTTCATCGAATCCGCCTTTAGCTTTATCTTTGTAAGTGAATTTTGGTCCAGACCCAATTCCAACACCTTTAGGTTTTACTGTCGATTTACCTTCTCTAACAGATTTTCTGTGGTTGTAAGATTCGTCCAAATCTTCTTCTTCGTCTTCTTCATCAAGGTCTTCTTCTTCATCCATCATGTATTCTCCTTCTTCAAGATCTTCTCCTTCTTCAAGGTCGTCATCTTCTTCGTTAAATTCGATTTCATACATAACTTCTTCATCCTCCATGTCGATGTCTTCAACATCGCCATCTTTAGAGAAAATTGCATTGATTACATCTTCTGTGTCAACATCCATTTCATCCATGTGCATTGTTTCGTCTAATTCTTCTTCGTCTTCTTCAGACTCACCAAGCTTAACTAAGTATTCAGAATCAGTGTCAGTATCGCTTAAGTGAATGTCCTCACCGTCTCTTTTAACGATAATTCCATCTTCTTCACCCATAGCCTTAAACACTTTTAGAATTTCTTCGTCAGACGCGTCAGTCAAATCTATTGGACTTTCTTCTGAATCCATATCCATGTCCATGTCAAAATCCATGTCCATTTCCATATCATCTTCATTATCAACAGGTACATCCATATCGATGTCTGTATCTAATTCAACCTCATCTTCCATGTCTTGTTCTGATAGAGATTCTTTTACTAACTGATTGATTTCTTCCTTCATAGTAGAAGCAAGTATTCCTTTTGCGTTCTGGGCGATTGCTTCTTCAACATTTTTCATTTGAATTAACGCCTCCTGTACTAAGTTTTTATTTTCTTTCATAGAAAAAAATTATTTAATTTACCATATAAATAGTGCCAAAATGAAAAAAAGTCATTTCAAATACCCTTAAAATAAAAAAGTGGTCAATAGACCACTTCATTTGTTTCAGTTTGATAATGTTGATTACTCAATCACCTCGTCGATTTTACTTTCAGACACCGCAGTGATTCTCCAATCATGAGTAAATCCCTCATATTTCTTGGTTACTTTTGCCTCCACGTCTGTAACAGAGTAACCTTTTACTAGTTTCTCTTCTCTAACTTTTTTAATCTTACCTGTGTTTTCATCAGGAAAATCGTACTGAATTTTTGCTACAAAATATTTTTCTTCCATAATTTTATTTTCTTAAAAAATCGTCTAATTTTTTCATTAAGTCAACCGATTTTTCTACATACTCATTATTTTGTTTAGAATTTCTTTCTTCCTCTAAATTTTCTTCATACTTACTTCTTTCATCAGGGTTTGTGAACAAATAAGCTCCTGGAGTTGAAGGTGATGATACCAAATCAAAACATATTAATTCAAAGTCATCTTGCACTTCATTTCTTTCTCCAACTTTTTTTAATGACCCAACTCCTCTTGAAGAAATCCCTAAAGTTACACCTTGTCTCATTAAGTTAGCTGCTTGGTCTCCTTTTGTTGAAACTATACCTCTTTCGTGGAACCCTGGAGATGTCAATAATTTGAGTTTTCCCATGAGTATATTTTTATCCCACCATATGTCTGTGATGATGTGAGATACTCTGTCTAAGTCTATTAATGATGATTCAGGGTGATTTAATTCTGATGTTGACAAACCCTTAGAAATAGATTCTTTATATCTATCTGCTTCTCTTTTCAAAATCCTTTCAGGATATGTTCTACCATTTCTATTTGGAGTATCATATTTTTGAAGAACAGCATAAAATTCAAATGGATTCCTATAATCTAAATTGGATGCTTCTTTTAGAATGTCAATATTCTGTACGTCTTTTGGTGAAACCGAACCCGCATCCATTTCTATGAGAATACCATGCCCAAGTTCACTTGCTTCTAAAATTCTTAAATTTTTCATCTAATCTTTTAAGATAAATATACGGATTTGAATAGTTTGTTAGATTTTGTCTTTTTTAGAAATTGAAAAATCAAAGTATTTGTTTTTAATCACGTTATTTTTATAGATTGATTTAACAATATTTTTTATGGATTCTTTTAGTTCATCACACTTAAAATCCATATCACGTTGGGTATACAGATTGATTTCCAAATTAAAAAATGATTTTTTCCCTTTTGATATCCCACTTGTTCGAAGGTCCAAATCAACAATATTTTTTTCTTGAAAAATTTTTGAATCGATTGATTCAAAAACTGAATTTTTTATTTCTCTTCCTAAACCTGAGACAATTCGATTCCAGTTTTCTAATTCTTCTTTTGGTGTAACCCACGACTGAATATTTATATAAACCGATTTTAAGTTTTTGGAGTCTACTGTCCCATATTGAGACTTGATGGGGTTGAACAGGTTAAGTTTAACACTTTTTCCTTTTTTCATTAATAATGATATTACGTATGTTTATTTATTAATGAAAAAATATACAATATATACATAAATGTCAAAATTTTTTTATACTTAAAGATATTTCTAATATATGATAATAATAAAAATCAATCAGGGTAACCCTCTTGAGAAAGCTCTCAAGACCCTAAAGTCAAAAGTAATTAAAACAAAACAAAATCAAAATTTATTTGAAAAACGGGAATATACAAAAAAATCTGTACTTAGAAGAGCACAGATTCTGAATGCGAAATATATTCAAAGTCTTAAGGACAAATCAAATTGATTCTTCCAAATTTTTTAATTTTAAGAAATTTAATTGGTCAAATTTTTCAGACTTAACTTTATCAATTGTCTCTAAAATTTTTGTTTTAATTTCCTGTGAATCTTCACTATTTTGAAGTTCAGTCAATTTAGATATTGCGCTTTCCTTTATTGTCTCAAATTTGGTTTCTAAAATTTTGATATCTTCAGAAACAATTTGAAAAAATTCTTTTTTAGAATTTTCATCTAAACTAAGTATGTAGCTATTGACTGTTTGGTTTGCTATGGAAACCATAGAACTAATCGGAATATTAATATTTTCTTTGATTGTTTCTTTGGTTGATGAAATTATCTTTAGAATACTTTTCTTCGCATTTAATCTTTCAATTAAATTGACACCTTGGCTATAAACTAATGTATCAATTTCAGAATATTTGTTTTCAGTTTTTTTGGAAAGTGTAATTGGAAGTTTGATACTTGGTAAAATTTTGTTTAATAGAGAAATCCCTTCTTCAATAAAATCTTTTGCATCCTGTTCACCTAACCCTTGAGGTGAACTCAGTTGATCATAAATAGCGTATGCTTTAGACATAGATTTATTATTCAAAACGTTGTGTTTGAATTCTCGTAAAGTCTTCTTGAATTCAGTTTCATTTTTGTATGATTCCAAGAGATTTTTTTCAATTAGGGATTTTATTGTTCCGAAGGTCATTGTGTTTTTTACAATAAATATTATGAATTTAATAACTTATCTAATTGTTTTGAAATTTCACCTAAAGAATCTTGTGCTTGTCCTAAATTTATCATTTGATTTCCTTTAATAAAATTATTTTCAACTAAAATATTCATATCTTTTTGTCTTGATTCTGGGGTTATTTCTGCTGGTGGAGGAGATACTTCTCCACCTTCAGCTGGTGGTATTTCAGGTTCTCCACCAGGAATCTCACTACCTCCACCAAATGATGGTGTGGATCCTAATTCTTCTCCTCCATCCATTGTAGTGGCCGCTCCTGCGGTTGGTGTTGCCCCTGTGGCACTTCCGTAAAGTTTATCTATATTATCAAACAAACCAGTTTTGGTTATCACAGTTGGAGTTGCTTTTAACTCTTCACCTACCGCTCTTTCAATTCTTTGTTGTTGTAAGTCTAAACGAACTTCATCATCTGACCATCCAAATATGTGTTTCTTAGCCCATGTAGATGAAGTTGCCTGAATTCCATTTCCTGGATCAGAAACCAAATCCTTATATAATAATACTTTTTCTTTCCAAACATCAATTTTCAACAAATCTGCTTGTGTAGAAGGATTTGTTAATCCAATTGTAAAATTTGAAAGTTCATCTTCAAATCCTAATAAGAATAAATGTACAATTGCAATCTTGTTAAGTTCAGCAATCATACTCTTTTGAATTCTATTGATTGTACGAGCAAATCGAATATCTTGTAACGCCAAATTTTTACCATCACCAACAACTTCTTCAAATCCTAAGAACGCTTTCGGGACTCTTAAGGCTGTTAATAGTTTCTTTTGAATATATTCAATATCGGCAATTTCAGATAGGTTAGTAGCACCTGGCAACGTATCAATAGGTGTCGGTGCCGCTGGGTCACGTACAGGTATAAAATAATCTTGGTCAACCGCCATTTGATTGAATCTCATATCTACATTACCTGTTTTATTGTCAACGACTTGTTCCCTCTTGAATTTGTTTGCAACACGTTGTACATATGCTTCAACATCATCATCATGCATGTTACCAACAAAAACTTTGAATATTCTTCTTTCAGGAGCTCTTGAAGTTCGATATATCAACATAGCGTCTTCACAAAGAAGTAATTGTTTCCAAATACGTCTTGCCTTTTCTAACATAGATGTTCCATAAGGAAGTTTTCGGTCATCACCCAATAGTCTGAAGTGAGCCATCTCCCAAGATTGGAATTCCATATTTTTATTCTTCCAAGTAAAGTGAAGAGCTTTTTTGTCCTTTTCCAACTCTTGCGTAATATCTACAGATATTTTACCACTTGCACCAACCTCATGTCTTTC